ATGCCAAGAAGTCTGTATTAGATGGAATTGGTAAAGTAGCAACAGTAGTAGACAATGATTTACTAATTGTAGATCAGAGATGCGATGAAACATTGCTATGTCTTGACCAATATCAATGGGATCCAAATCCTAATTTGATGAAAGAGAGACCAAAGCACAATCACGCGTCTCATATGGCTGATGCTTTGAGGTATGCATTATATTCTTTCGAGACGAGCGCGACTACCTTCTAGCATTTGAAAAATAAATCTTGACTTTTGGTCATATAGTTGATATAATTGATAATATAAAGTGGAATTAAAAAGAGACTTAATAAAATACATAAGGGATAAAGCAAAATCCAAGTACAAGAAAACAGATAAATGTTTCATCTGTGGAGAAAAGACTAATTTAGACTTTCACCATTTTTACTCACTGACAGAGTTGTTTAACGAGTATATGGAAAAGCATAACTTAGAGATAACTACAGAAGAAGAAATTCTGGAAGTACGAGAGAAGTTTATAGAAGAAAACTTCGAAAAGATATATAACAAAGCTGTTACTATATGCCATAAACATCATTTG